CAGACGGCGATTTCACCATGGCGCCATACTTCTGGATGGCTTCGGTCGCCTCGGCCCACAGCGCATAGGCGCCGCAGTAGGCCGCGAGCGCGGCACGGTCGAGGTTCGTCAGCATCCGCAGAGCGATGAGGTCGCCGACGAGTCGATCCCATTCCCGCTTCGCCACAGGACCGAGTTCGGCCGGACATTCCGGGATCACGACCTCGGGGTGAGGCTCGTCGGCGTTGAGCGGTCGCTTGCCGGGGTTGCCGGTCAGGAGCTTCAACCGCGTGGGCTTGGGTCTGCGACCGCGCATGTCAGATCTCTGCCTCGTTCTTCGCGTCGGAATGGCGTCGCCTCTCTCGCCCATGCTTTGCCGATGATGCCTTTCCGGCTCGGCGATCGCTCGGCCGGCGCTCGCCCTCGGCGTTGGATTGATTGGCACCGGATTGCGCCCGGCGTTCCGCCACGATCTCGTCGAAGGTGCGCCCGTCGGCCTTCAGGGTCGCCTGCTGCCCGGTGAATGCCTGCCATCGGCGCACCGCGACGTCGACGTACAGCGGATCGATCTCGACCGCGAGGGTGATGCGGCCGGTCGCCTCCGCGGCGATCACCGTGGTGCCGCTGCCGAGGAAGGGCTCATAGACGAGATCGCCAGCCTGGCTGTTGTTGAGCATCGGCCGGCGCATGCACTCGACCGGCTTCTGCGTCCCGTGCGCCGTGTCGGTATCCTGCCCGCCGCTCGGAATGGTCCAGAGCGTGGTCTGCTTGCGGTCGCCGGTCCAGTTGCCCTTGGCGCGGACCGCGTACCAGCAGGGCTCGTGCTGCCAGTGGTAGTCGCCGCGGCCAAGCACCAGGCGGTCCTTGGCCCAGATGATATGGGCCCGGACCTTAAAGCCGGCCCGTTCCAGGCTCGCCTGCACGATCGAGATGAAGTAGCTGGCGTGCCACACATAGGCGACGTTTCCGGGGAACAGCTCCCAGGCCCCGGTCCAGTCCATCTGGTCGTCGTTGGCGATGGCGCCGACACGCTTCGAGTTGCTGACGCCGCGGCGATTGCGCCACTCGGGGTCGTAGTTCACGCCATACGGCGGGTCCGTGACCATCAGCAGCGGCTTGTCCGATCCGAGCAACGCCGCGACCACACCGGGGTCGGTGCTGTCGCCGCAGGCGACCCGATGCCGGCCGAGGCACCAGATGTCGCCCGTGGCCGATACCGCGGTCTCCTCGACCTTCGGGATCTCATTCTCGTCCGTAAGGCCGGCGCCGCTGCCCGTCAGCGCCTTCGCCAGCTCTTGCTCGGTGAAGCCCAGCACCGAGAGGTCAGCGCCGAGCGCTGAGAGGTCCTTGAGTTCGAGTTGCAGCATCTCGAGGTCCCAGCCGGCGTTGAGCGCGATCCGGTTGTCGGCGAGTACCAGCTGCCGCCGCTGCGTCTCGCTCAAGCCCCTGAGCCGGATCACCGGCACCTCGACGAGCCCGAGCTTGCGGGCCGCAGCCAGCCGGCCATGGCCTGCGATCACATCGCAGTCCTCGCCCGCCAGGATCGGATTGGTGAAGCCGAACGCCTTGATCGAGCCCGCGATATCGGCGACCTGCGCGTCGCTGTGGGTGCGCGCGTTGCGCGGCGACGGGATCAGCCGCTCGATCGCCACGAACTCAACCTGCAGCGCTTCGCGCGCCGGCGCGCGGGCAGCATCGAGATCGGCAGCGTCTTGCGGTGTCGTGCTCATCTCATGAAGGCCGCCGGCCTACCCCCCCCACCCTGAATTTCGCGGCGAATTTCTGAGTGCGCCCCATGCGGTTCGGACGCGAGATCGCGGACTGCAAAAAAATGTTTTTCGCGAATTTCGCGCCGGTTTTTCTGTTGCAGCCCGCCGGTCCCGAGCCCAAGGCTCCAGAGATTTGACCGCCCCCCGGGGTCGTTGGGTGGAAATAAATGCTCGAACGAGCGCGCGCGCCGCGCGCAACCCTTGAGATGATTCGCAAATCCGACTCGATGCGGACCGAAGCCCATCCCAAAACTCTCGGGCCGAGAAAAAAATCCCTGACTGAGAGACCCGCGGTTCCGCGCCCTGATGTCGTAGGTATTCGATGCCCCCCCATCCCCTGGGCTTTCTGTATTTGATTTCGCAACGTTGCGTGCGAAGGCCCGCGCCGGTCCGCGACCGAAACCAGCCAGAGATTCGGGGCCCCCTTGGTGATGGCTGCAGATGTTCAGGCTCATTTTTAGTCTCGCTTTTTAGGCTCGGTGTTTAGGCTGCAAAACTCGACACCGACTGGCGACCCGTCGCGGTTCGAATTCCCCGCCTTGCGAAGGCTGCAGAAGGAACCGTGAATGTTGGGCGCCGACGTCAACCTGCACCTCTCGATCGTCGACATCGTCAATCCAGTTTCTCTGTCGCGCGGCTTCCGGCGCGACGGGGTTCGAATTCCCCGCTCATCGGAAGCCAGTGGAAGGAACCGTGCACTCGGTGGTCTCCTCGTTCGCGCGGCACGCGCGAGCATGCCGGTGGTGAAGGGTCTCGGAGCGAAGGACATGGGCGAGGAGTCCCCGCGCAGAGCGCGGAGTCCTTCCCATGTCCTCAGCGATCGCATGCCGGCGGAGCCAGGCCCCCGTCGCTTCGGACCCGATGCTGCCCGTGGTTGCGCATCGGTCGCGTCTACTTGCGGCGATCTCCACGTCGCCGGCAGCCACCCTCACGCTTCAGGCCGGGCTTGTGCTTCTGGCTGCGTCCCACAGTGAGCACCTTCGACCGGCTGATCGCCGGCCGCCCCGCCGCTGCCGTCTGTGCCGACCAGCGGGGTTCCGAAAATTTCGATTGAGGCGAGCTTCTCAAGCATCCTCGCGCGGTGCTCGACGCTGAAGTCGAAGGGTGCTTCGGCATCCAGCACGCGCTGGAGCATGTCGGCGTGGCTCTCGATCTGGGCCTTGATGTACCAAGCGACACGCCGCAGCTCCGCGGGCGCCGGACAAAAATGAAAGTTGAAGGGCTGTTTTGGCAGAGCCAATTCGGCGCAGTTGCCGCGATACCAGCGTTTGATCGCGGCGATCACAGCCCAATACGGCAGATCGTCGAGCGTCATCAGGAACGCCCGGCCACGCGCCTCCGCGGCGAATTCGTTCGGTGTCGTCGACGCCAGGGTGCAGAACATATCGGTCAGCGCTCCCAGCACGACCTGTTCGGCGTCGGGCTGCTGTTCGGGTGTCTGGCCCAACAGCTCGCGAAGCTCGACGATATGGATAGCGATCTCGTCACGTTCGGTTCCGGTCAAAAGTAAGTTGCTTGGGAGTGTCGGCACGTTTCGCCATTTCCCCGTCTCGGGATCGGGCTGGCATTCGATCCTCAGCGACCCGACGCGCGAGCCGAGCCATCCCGGTAAGGATGGCATCCGCTCCGGTCGTCGCACGTCCGGGAGCGGAATGCGCGCCAAGGGCACTGCCGTTTCTTGCCCCGCCACGGTGTCTCTCCATCGCGTTCAAGATCCAATTGCGCCACGTCGCCTCCCAATCCCGCTTTGTCGCCCCTGCGCCACTTTTGGCGGTCCAGTAGTTCCTGAACTTCTCGACCTCGACCGAGACGCGGTCGGCCGGCATGCCGCGCTCGACCGCGTATGCGATGTAGCTCTCCGGTGCTATCCAATCGGCTGGCAGACGCGTACCGCGAACTCCGGAAGTTCGCTGGGGGCGCAATGCGGCTTCTGCGGCTTCAACAGCACGCACGATCGCATCGTGATCGAGCCCGTCAGCGAGCATCGACCGAACCAAGTTCGCGATCGGAGTGGATGCAGTCATGGCGCCCGCTCGTTTGTTGCGTCAGCACTACGCCCACCCACAGCAGCTTCAAGCACTCTCGATCGACCAAGGAACTCGAACGTACAGGCGCGTAGAAGCGCGAATGCCGTCGCAAGCGCGCGTTGTTGATATCTACGTCGTGGCAGCGTCCCAAGAGACGCGGTCTTGCGACACTCCGAATCATTGTCGCTACCTGCCGTGCGCCGCGAGCGCCGCTGCAAGCGGATCGGTGACTGTAGTGGTAGCCGTCGAGATTCGTGGTGTTGCGGCGGGCGCCGCAGGCGCGTAGGTCTGCTTCGCGAGCCACGCGACTAGGTCGCTGCGGCGGTACCGGATGGCCCGGCCCAACCTCA